TTGCTATTTGGATCCAGACCGACAGCACGCATCAGGGCCTTGAGAGAGTGAACTGTCCCCTTGGACCTAATAATCTCGTTGAGATTGACCAGGATGCGACGCCAGATCTGGCTCTGCACGTACTGCAGGGAACGGTTGGAATTTGAAGGCTCCACCAGAAGATCGTCGCCCTCTATCATTTGACTCAGCGAGGCATTCGAAAACTGATTTGGTATTTCAAATCCATAGTAGTTGGCTAAAAAGGGCAGAAACTGGGATGCCACCGTGTCATCGTCGACGTAATCAACGTGGAGGAGATTGGAGAACTGATCCAAAAATATTTTTATTTCATCGAAGTACTTTGCCCACGTTAGCAATATTGAAGAAACGATCTGCGGAGATGGAATCTTCCCGCCGCCCGGAATTGCTGAATTTTCATAGTATTCATAGCTGCCGGTCATGTTTCCAAGGGCACTGGTCATCCCTTCCTTTTGGCTGGCTTCCAGCAGGTAGTGCCCTGGAATGAGCTTAAAGATCATGTTGGGGTTGTTGACGTCATATTTGTTGCCCGTTTCTAAGAGGCTGGAGTTTAAATTACGTACGTCAACATTGTCCGGAAATAATACAGGGTTTATGCTACTTTTTTCAAGGTGCAGTGGCAGCGCGAGACCTATCCTAGTCCTATATGCAATTTCAAAATTACTCACTCGTGAGTGCAATGAATTTCCCGAACTGTCAAGGGCAACGTCATTATTAGCATAGGAGCCCGTTGCTTCATTGAATTTGAAATACAGTTTAAGTTTGTTGGAACCGGAGAATATATTTTTCTCCATGTACCGCTTCTGTTGGGACTCCGACCGGACCTCATGAAAAATTCTTAATTCATCAATGGCTCCGGACATGGTTTGGAGGGGAACAAAGTTTGAAGATGCACCGGTGGGCTGAGCGGCTAAAGATCCTGTAGTTTGAGAGGTGCCACTAGCAATTAGCAGTGGCGATGTCTTAAAATTAATTCCTTCCATAGAATAACTGTTTGATATCGATCGCAATGTTGCATTGTTGTACAGTTCTATTCTATTTTTACCGGACTCTCTATTGTAGGTTGCGCATACATGATGCCACTCATTTTTGAGAGTGCCGCTCATGCTAGCACTCAAAAACGCTGATCCCGAAGCAACCATCATCACCACTTCAACACTATCGGCCGAGGCCGCTGTACCAGATAATGCAATTGTTATGCCAGCGGCATGTCTGCCATGTCTCGTTGTGCCGGCTTGTTCGGCTCCAATTTTTTGAATAATTACTTGATTGTGTGTCCTCTGCGGCTGTACAGGAACGTACAGCTCAAACTCAAAGGCGATCGAGGATTGACCTGGATCCAACGTCGACTGACCGCCCCTTTCTTTTGAGAGAGCCGGAAATAGATGGCCCGAGAAGTCCTTGACGGAAATAAAGTTTCCTTTATCTGCATTTGGATCATTCCAGTCTTGCTCTCTTGGTTGAGTTCCTGAGAAGTGTAAAAACCCTACCTGTTTAGGAAAACTATCATAGACATACTTTTCAAATCCAGACAAATTAACGAGGAATTCACTCAGATCAAATTTGGATCCATCAAAAGGAAAATAATTGATGATCTCATCAAATGCAACATTGACTTTAGCTTCTGCCGAATTAAAAAATGTGTGATTCTCGAACTTAGAATAATCGAGCGGAATTTGTTGGGTTGATTTAACGCCGGTGCCTGGAGGGTCATACAAAAAATTATTTTTATTGAATGCAGTTGCAGACCCAGTGGCATCAGAAGAGCTCTGCTTATCGGCAGGGACCGAATCAATAGTCAGGCGACGAACAACATCGCTGCCAAAGAGACTTTTTTTATTAAAAATATTGTCTCTAGCCATTATGATTCGACCCTAAATGCTACGTTGGTGGCCTCCTCGACAAACTCTACCCCTCGATCGTTGATTAAAAAATCAAACGTGTACATTCTACCGATAGTCAAGTCTTCCATGAACATCTCAAAAAATAGCCCATCAGAATCAGTCGAGAGCCGGGTACCATTTCGGACCGTCTCAAACGGTATGACGACCTCGCCGCTGTTAATGTCTCGAACACTGTAATAAACTCTGTCTAAAATTTCACTGCCGATCGAAATTGGAATGCGTCCTGCACTTCTCTGTTTATCCAAGTCGTATACAAAAACCCTGAACTTGACCTTTTCTACCTTTTTATAGCTGGATCGAGCATTTGTAACGACCAGGTCTAACCGTTGTGCCGTCATACTGAATGCGGATCGCTCAATTGTTTTTATTTTTAAGCTGCCCGTATAAAACCCAATAGTGCGATCGCTCGATTTCCAATAGGTTTCAAACGTGAGCGAACCACTCTTCCTTGCAAAATCCCTTATCGTATCGCCGGACCAACCCGTGCCACTGTGGACGAGGCCGCCACTCACAAATGGAATACAAAAAGACGCTGAATAGAGTCCTGGCATGCCAATAAGGTTAGTGCTTCCAGTGTGTTGTGAAACGTGGGAAGACGTCATGAAACTTCCGGTGACCAGCTCAAGCACCATACACTTCTGTCCACCAAGCGGTGTTAAAGAAGACCCCGAGAATATAGCTGCAGCTTGGCCGCGGTGATAATTCTGGAGGAATAATGAGCCGCTCAGATCAAAAAAGAAGTTTTTGTGCTGATCAATAATGGAATCATCAAAGGTCACCTCCAATCGGGGACGAAGTCTGCTATTAGAGACATGTCGAGAGCCAAACCTCTTAACGAATCTAGTCTTGTGATCCCACTCCTGTGAGGAGGTAAATGCCAACCTGAATCCATGGTTAACCAACTTTTGTGCCAGCGACGCCGACACTAAGGACGTAACATCGATAGCCATGTTCTCGCGACCGGTAGAAAAATATTGTTCTTTAAAAAAAGGAGCATTGGGATTGGAGGCCCCGACATTGTCCCGTTCGATTATATCAATATTAGTATCGCCTAGGCTGCCTGAGGCATTAGCTCCGGACACAAACCACGCATTGTTAGTCGACGTATCTGAACTGTAGGATGCTGTTATAAAATTTGCCGTGCCGACGTCCTTAAATGAAATGACGTCGCGTCCGATCCCCTCGTCAAAGCTGTGCGAAAGGGGGTGGCAAACCACTGTGAAATTTGAAGGCACACCCTGACCGCCATTTATATCGAACATCTTGAGGGTGCACTTAAAAGACGGATGATTAATATTTAGGATGGAAGAAGTTAATGCGCCCAAACGTCCATAATCAAATTTTACGAGCAGCCTCGAGAGCTCTTGGACCGATCCAGTGACCCTTGCGGAGCCGGAAAGAAATGTTGATTCCTGCCAAAGCTTAAACAGATCTAAAGTTGAAGCCACCCCGATGTTCGTGTCGGTAACTCGATATGTATTATCTATTATCTTGTTGGTAACGTAGGTATCCTTACTGGCGGATAAAATTAAAAACATGGCTCATCTCCTACGAAGCGCTTCCCATTATATCAAACTCTGGATACCTCAGCTCAAACAAGCTTCCGGGTGGTCCCACGATCATTCCGTTGATGGTGGAAGCATCAATGTTGAGACTGGAATTGCTATAAGTTCTTCCATCCGTACTTCCCCTTATGTTAGTGACCATCACATCTGGCAAGGCTATTACCCCCTGAATGTTGATTATGACATTCACCACATCGGCATAGATTAAGGGCTGATCGATCTGAAAATTTTCGACTTTAAAGACCTCTTTTAACTCTGCTATGGCAGTTTGAATTACCTCATTTTTATTTGCCGAGGGAGATACTATTACGCTGAATTCTATGCCAAAATTAACAATGCGCGCATCCAATACGTCTATTGCATCAGATATTAACCTGAATTGATTTAGGTACGTACGCATATTCTTCTTGAGGGCGTCGGGTGCGGTGGTTAGCCGCCTATCCTTGTCCCTGCAGACCACAAACAGCTGAGTGGCTAACGGGTTATTTGGATTTGCTCTAATTCCCGCACGATAAACTCTTCCAAAATTGGATGGCATTGTGTATATTCTAGCCAGCAGATCCTGTTTGGTAACAATACGCGACTGCATATTGCGAGCCGATGGGATTTGAGCTCGAAGTTCATCCAAAGTCGGTGCGTTAGATCCCCCGCTTGCAGGAAATCTATTGCTCACGTCAACCGACCCCCGAACGTTGCCGGCAGTGTCAGCTGCAACTCTATTTGGAAATTCTAAAAATAGGGTCTCCACCGTCCTTATTGTGCCGGCTGATACGTTGTGGCTCAAGCCGCCTCCAGATCGATATTTTACTGTTATTGTTGTATCGATTGGAGATATTCCAAGCGTCTGCGTCTGCAATAAAGCGTTGGGATCGATTGAAAATCTCGAGAATACTTTCTTTCCATATAAGGGGAGTGCTAATTCACTCGGGTCCGGCACTATATCATTATCCAGAGTTTCTGCATTTCCGGCGCCGAACCTCAGGGTCGTTAGTTTGGTTCGCTGATCGTAGAACTTCTCAAACCTATATGGTGCCGGCCGCAGTTCTAAATTATCCTCGACTAGATCGCCATCGTCGTTTATGTTGGCAATAACCTTAAAAACAATGTCTTGCGTCAGTGAATTCACCTCATAATAATTTTCACCGGTGGAATCTATAACGCTCAAAATTTCGGTAATGCTCTCGTTGGATAGCGTCAGTTCTCGGAAAGGAACGTGTGCATTTGGAATAGAAAAAGATTCGGATGATGCCTCCCCGGATACGCACAAGGCCTCGCGCTCTAATATATAAGTTGCAGGAGAGCCGTCGGCATTGGAGCTGGCCATTGTCACCGTTGCCAGAAGGGTGCCGGCATTATCAACGTCATTAAAGTCTATATTCTCAGCCAAAACAAAATTGATACCGGACGCGCTGGTCGCGATGGTGTCAGATAAAATTTTGGGGAGGGCTGCCAGCTGAGGGCGGTAGCCGCCTGAAAATATCTCGGAAGGCACTTCAATAAAAAAAGATGCATCAACAACTGCTGGACTGGCACCAGATATTTTTACGCCGGCATTCCTAATATGACGTTGAATATTGCCGGCTTCAACCGCGGTCGACCAATCCAGTTCATTAAACTGGTGATCCAGATAGAACGACATTGTGTCCCCGACCATGGCTGCCATATCCAAGAGCAGACCGCCGAACGAAGCCTCAGAAAAATCCTGAATTTTATCCGGGAAATACGTACGTGCATAACGGAGCAGTTCCGACCTGAAACTGTCAAAATCCCTGGCCAGATATCGACGCTGGCGCGCTTTTTTTAACTTTTTTTGGATTTCAATTGCCATAATTTATCCTGCACTAAAAATTGTTACTTCTAACATCTGTTGGGGCAAGTTTGCCTGGGGCACCGTATATGTAATTCTCAGCCCAATCCTAGCAACCGCCTCGTTGTCAAACTTTTCGTTGAAGTGTTCGAAGCTCTGCAGGTTGACAAACGGCATATACTTGCCGGCTGCAACCTTTATTCTCCTTATGGCCTCCGTGTCGGCATCTTCAGCGCCGAGCTCAAAGGCCAACTCAACAAGATTTGCGCCGAAGTCGTACAGCCCCAAGCGTTCACCGTGGTTGGTCTGGATCAAGTTTCTGAGGTTATCCTTTATTTGATCCCCGAGATTAAAATGCATGCGAAGTAGGCCACTATTACTCCGACCAAACTGCAAGGGTGTCACCAAGCCCACGGGGATCCCTGGCTCATCTTGCGTTGCCCTCTTCAGGAATTCAACGTTGGTTTCTCCAACGCTCTTAAAACTGTATACTTTTCTGTCTCCAGCGCTGACAGCCAAAATAAATCCTCACGCCCACAGTGTATATATGTAAGTATTCAGGCCTGGGACTTCTCTTTGTCATCAAGTGCCCGAACATGTTTGGGTATCACTTCCCAGAGCCCCACGGGACACCTCTTCTCATAGGCAAAGATCATGGCTGGAAATGCACAGCCGCACTTGCCGCACGTCCTCCACTCCCTCTTGCTGAAATACTTCTTAACCGTCATGTGAGGACAGGACATGCAGGTCTCAAAACGACGATCCAGGTGCTCTTGGACCTCTGCACAGGGCTGCCTGCTTTTGAATAGGCTGGACATCAAGTACCTGAGCCACCCGTCCTTCACTTCGGCCAGGTTCACTCTTCAACCTCTTCTTCCTCTTCCTCCTCTTCTTCCTCTTTGGCGCCCGGGTCGAATGGCTCGAGTGGGAATTTTCCCTCCACAATTCCCATGACGCAGCCCGAAAGGTTTATTGCTGCATTAATGTCCAGGCCCGGAATTTCAGCTATCAACCTGGGAAGGTCAACAGCCAGGTCAGGAGGATTCAGGTCAAGCGCCATCATCAATAGATCGAATGGCACTGCAAGTAGAGCCAAAGTAAAATCGATTGTGACCGTGGGATCGAATGCAGGTATTTCGATTCCGGGAATACTGGGTATCTCTGGAAGGGGTAACCCGAAGCCCGGCAGCTTCCCTGCAAATTTCAAATTCATGTCCGGCACTGCAATCCCGGGCAGCAGTGGCACCTTTAAACCGATCTCAATAATCTCTATATCGACAAAAGGTGGAGCAAAATTAACCGGGTCGAGCGCCACAGCGAGAGCAACCTGGAAGGGCTCAATCATAAGATCGAAACCAGCTGTGAAGCCGTCTAGGAGGAGCCCGACGCCGGGATCCATCTCACAGTTAAATTCTTCTGGTGGCTCCTCGGCCATAATGGCTGTTCCTACTTAGTAAATGTGTGTTTGCTTAAGGCTTCTGTAACGGCCATTTTAAACAACGCTGTAGGGCCTGCGATGCTAGCAATGCCCATTACTGGAGCGCCCAAATTGCCAAGTAGTCCCATGATTGTCGATTGGACGTCGTCTGCATAGCTGTGCAGCGCCGCTTCCAACATGGCGCCCATCATCACCGGCTCTGTCTCAGGGTCACCAAAGGCCTCACTGTCCGGATCGGGTTCTCCCAAGTAAATTTTATTGGCATTAATTGCAATTGTTCCATTGGACAGCATATTAATTTCACACTGATTCTCGCCCTCCTTCACCAGCCTAATGCTGCCGCCCTCCCTGGACACGATCCGGATCTCGTCCGACTTCATGATCACGTACGGCTTGTCGGCAACCGGTGTCACATCGGCATTGGCAAAGGTCAGACCAAAATTATCGTCTCCGCTGGTATTCATCGAGACGTACACACGTGCTGCGTCGCTCTCGAAGTCCGGATCTCCCTCCGCTGGATCGGCCAATCGATTGTCGGTGGGACCTGCGGGAGCGAGCGTGACGACTTGATTCTTGTTGACCTCGAGGGTGTCACGCGTATTTGCTATAATCGCCGGCGCTGTGTTCTCCGCAGGGTCGCCGTCAACAGGATCCACCGGCGCGCCACCACTCATTCGCCGACCGCGGCCGGCGACAATATCGATGGTCCCCTGTTGTCCGCGAACCTCACCCTCCCCCTTGGTGGCATTACTGTTCTCTGCGGCGGCGGCATCAGCAGACTTTATCCAGCCGCGGTCCTCGCCCAGACTAATCAGGGTGTTGTTTGATCCCTGCAGGACCAGGTCCGAGCAGCGCTTGGTGAACCTCGGCACCGGCTCCGGAGTGAAGTCTCTAGTGTAGGAGAGGGAATTTTCCACTATCTCTTCGTATGCCAGCGGTTGGCTCAGAGTGAATGTGTCCTGATCTCCCCTTCCGTTTATAAAATCCGGCAGCAGTTCGTCCGGAGCGGGGGCCTCTGCCTTTTCACTGGTGGACAGGGTGGGCAGCGAGACATTCTTCCGATCGCCGTGAGTGTAGTTCACATCGTCGACATAGTCTGGCTCAGGAATTCTACACATCCAGTATCCGGGTCCGGACTGGCCCGATCCGGGATTTTCAGTTATCAACCAGACCTGCTCTCCAGCCTTAACGGGAAAACAAAAGTGAGGGGGGAAAAACGGATAGCACAGCACCTCCTTGCCCGAACGCTTATCCTGCCCGGCCGTTATAATCCTGACCAGGATGGTATTTCTGGGGCACGTGTGCAGCCCACCTCCTGAAAAGTCGGGGTTCAGGAGCCTCTCTCTGATCACATCAAAAACCTCCTGTGTATACAGCGACAGGTCCGACAGGACCTCCGTCACGACGGCCCGCTGCAGGATGTTGGGTGACTGGGACGTGCGCGAAGCTTCGATGACACCGCCAATATTTGGATGTATATAGCCTCCTATGGCATCATAGTTTCCCCCTGGCATTATTGATCACCCTCAATCTGGGAGAACAGTTCATCCGGATCGATCCTGGATCCCCGGTCCTCGGCTTTTGCTATTAACTCCGCCAGCCTCAAAATTTGTTCGTTGGACTTATTCATTCGCTCGAGGTACTTTGCCATTGTCGATCCCAGCGTGACGTGTTCGGCCGTACCGGACTGCATTTGGATATAGGCGTCCGTGAACAGCATTCCGGCATTCTCCCGATCGGCAACTGCATTCTCATACACCTCCTTCCACAGCAATTTCTTCTTGTCTTCTGTGGATTCCAGGATGCGCAGCAGATCTGAGAACTGTTCGACCTTCTTCTCAGCGCGCTTCCTGCCTTCCAACAGCTCGTCAACGTTCTTATTCATGTCGGCTCACCTAAAATATGCTGAACTCGCCGTTGCGCGCCAGCCCTCGATAGTGCTTCCTGATGATAGATAGTGCCACGGAGAGTTGTTTGGGTGTCAATCCCGATATGTCTCTTATGTACACGAAGA